TACTTATTTAATTAATTTATCGCAAATTTCCTTCAAAGTTGAGCCTGCTAACGCGGGCTTTTTTTATTAATATTTTGCTTATTAATGAAATTTGCGATCTCGCAAAATCTCCTAAATTACAAAGCTTCTTTCTTTGTCGATAAAAACTCCCCATTTATTGCAAAAAATCACAACTTTTAATATCATCTAGATAAATTTAGGAGAATACATGAAAGAAGAAAAAGTTCTTAAAAGAAGAGTTTCCCAATCTACCATAGCAAAAAAAGTATCTAAAAAACGCGTTACTAAAAAAAAGAAATTGACCCCTTTAAGGGCACAATCGCCATTAGAAAGGTATAAGTTTTATAGCAAATATCCAATCACTAAAGTCATGGCCGACGATCTAGCTACAGAACTTATAGAGTGGGTCATAGATAACGACAAAGCTACAACATTTAACTCCTTTTTGGTGCAAGCTGGATTAAGTAAGATGCTTTTCCATCGAGTAGCAGCGAAAAGCGAAAAACTTAGAGAAGCTAAAAAGTACGCCATGATGGCAATAGGCGATAGAAGAGAAAACGGCGCACTAAACAAGAAGTTTGACTTTAACGCAACAAAGTTAATGCAGGGTCATTATGATCCAGACTGGCAAGCTAGAGAAGAATTTCTAGCATCACTCAAAAAGACATCTGACAGCAGCAACGTAACCAAGGAAGAACTATTCAATATAGTATCTCAAATGCTTAAACCCGTAAGCACTAATAATGAGTGATCTCACCAAAAATGTTGAAACTAGAATACTATACAAAAAGTTTAAATTTCGCGATTACCAAAAACCTATAGTAGACGCCATAGAGAATAAAAAATTTAAAAAAGCACTTGTTGTTCTCCCGAGGAGGGCAGGGAAAGATATATGCGCACTCCAGATAGCTATAAGACAAGCTTTGCGTCAATCTTGCACAATTTATTACATCTTTCCAACTTTCTCTCAGGCTCGTAAGGCTATATACGATGCTATAACTATAGACGGAACAAAGATCTTAGATTTTATCCCTGACTTTTTGGCAAAGAAAAACAGCTCTGAGATGAAAATAACTTTTATTAACGGCAGTGTATTACAGTTTTTAGGTTCAACTGAATACGATAGACTCCGTGGATCTAACCCGTATATGGTTATATTCTCTGAGTATGCATACCAAAACCCAATGGCTTACCAGACTGTTCGTCCTATTCTTTTAGCTAACCAAGGTGTTGCTATATTTATCTCGACGCCATACTCAAAGAATCATTTCTATGATCTATATCAGTTAGCCAAGAATGATCCTTCTTGGTTTTGTTATAAGAAAACTGTTGACGAGACAAGGCATATTTCAGAAGAATCGCTAGCAGAAGAAAAAGCTTCAATGTCTCCAGATCTATTCATGCAAGAGTACCATTGTAGTTTTGAGCAGGGTGTAGAGGGTTCTTATTTTGCTAAATATATTAGGGCTATAGATCTTAAGGACCAGTTAACTACTGTTCCATATGAGCCAGCTTTTCCGGTACATACATCGTGGGATTTAGGGGTGTCAGATTACACATCAATAGTCTTCTTTCAGAAAATTGGTACTGTTTTGCATATAATAGATTACTATGAGAATAGCGATCATGGTCTAGATCACTATATAAAGTTTTTAGATACTAAAGAGTATAAGTATGGAAGACACATAGCGCCTCATGATATTAGGAATAAATCGTTCTCTACTGGCGTCAGCAGGATAGAGACCGCTCGCAACTTAGGGGTAGAATTTACAATAGCTGAAAGCTTACTGGTTAAGGATGGTATAGAAGCTATAAGGATGACTATTCCAAAATGTTATTTTGATAGTGTAAAGTGTTCTAAGTTGTTAAACCATCTTTTGAACTACAGAAAAGAATGGGATTCGAAGCGTCAGATGTATAAAGATAAGCCATTCCATGGACCAGAGAGTCATGGCGTAGACGCATTTAGAATGTTAAGTATTTCTCTTAATAAGCTTGGTCCAGGTTCTTCACCTGATGATTTACAGAAAAGGTATGAGAAGGCTTATTACGGAACTTCAAATAAATTTAACCCTTTAGATGATTAGGAGTGTTATGAGTTTTTTAGAGAGGTTTGTTTTAGTTACTCTTTTTGGATTAGAGAGCATTGTGCTTTTTATTTGCTTTAAGATTTATGAGTTTCTTATAACACCAGTAGACTTTTTTATTCTTTTTATTGTCGCAGCCTTTTCTTTTTATTTATATATAATAGCTGTAACAGGCATATTGAAATTAAAATAATTGGAGACTAGTAATGAAGTTATTCCCAGAAGGTGTTTCTAGCTTATATTCTGATAAGGGTAAGATTATAAAAGACCAGATGGAAGATTTTTATAATCTTAACAACGATAAAAACCAAGTTTTTTGGTATGAGGCGGATCTTGATACTCGCTTTGAGGCTGGAGATCAATCTGTATGGTCAGAGCTTTATGGTAAACAACCAGTAAGACGTCGAAATCTTTTTAATTTTAATAGAATAAAAAGAGTTATCAACATGGTTTCTGGTCATCAGCGTAAATCAAGAAAATCTACTGTTGTTATACCTGTTGAAAATGGAGACCAAAAAACATCGGATCAATACTCAAAGGTAATATCTCATATACATAGAAAAGAACATGTCTTAGAAACGATTTCTGATGCATTTAACGATGCATTGATAACTGGATTATCATTTTTGCATTTATGGAATGATTATAGGTTGGATCCGGTATGTGGATCCTTAAAGGTTGATTATCTTTCTTACAACTCTTTTATTGTTGATCCGTATTTTAAGAAGCCAGACCTTTCTGATTGTAGCGCTATATGGAAAAGAAGTTTTGTTACAAGGAAGCAGGCCGTATCTTTGTTTCCTGAAAAGAAGAAGCAGATAGAAGAGATATCAACACAGGTTATAGACAATATGTTTACATTTATGCCTGAGTCTAACGATATCCATCGTAAAAACTTACTATCTTATGACGAATTTTACTATATGGATTCTCGTAAGCAGACTATTCTTATCGATTCTCAAACTGGAGAGTCTATGGAGTGGCAAGGTTCCGAGGATTCTGATCAGTTAAGAGAGTTTTTAAGGCTTTATCCTTCTATAACAGCTTCTAAGATAGATATTCCATCTGTTAAGTTGGCTATATTAATACAAGGTGTTTTAATTTTTGATGATAGAAACCCTCTAGGAATAGACTCTTATCCAATGGTTCCTGTTTTTGGGTATTTTAATCCTAATTCTCAGCAGTATTCGTTAAAGATGCAGGGAATGGTAAGAGGATTGCGTGACGCGCAATACCTATATAATAGACGAAAAAATATTGAACTAGATATACTTGAGTCTCAAGCTAATTCAGGATTTATTTATAAAGAAGATGCACTTGTCGATCCAGACGACGTATTTAAAACAGGTCAAGGTAAAGGAATAGCTCTTAAGAATAGCGCACAAATTTCTGATGTGGTGCCTATTCAACCTGCGCAGATACCTCCGTCAATGATGCAGCTTTCAGAGCTTTTAGCTAGAGAGATTATGGAAATATCTGGTGTGAATGAGGAGCTTTTAGGTTCAGCGGTTGACGATAAGGCTGGAATACTTTCTATGCTTAGGCAGGGCGCTGGTTTAACAACGTTGCAAACTCTTTTTGATCAATTAGATAGGTCTCAAAAGATTTTAGGGTCTATTACATTAAATGCCATACAATCAAATTACTCGGCAGCAAAGATTAAGAGAATTATCGAAGAAGAGCCTACTGACCAGTTTTATAATAAGTCTTTTGGTAAGTATGACGCTGCAATTGAGGAAGGGTTTAATACAACTACTCAAAAACAAACAGAATTTGCTCAATTATTACAATTAAAAGAACTGGGCGTAGCTATTCCAGATTCTACTCTTATTGAGGCAGCTACTATTCAGAACAAGACTGACTTGATACAAGAGATTGCTCAACAACAACAGGCGGCACAGCAAGCAGAACAGGAACAAACTCAAATTCAACAACAGTTACAGACCGCTCAGACGGAGCTTGCCAAGGCTAAGGTTGAATCTGACCTTGCACTTGCGGATGAAAGACAGTCTAGGGTATTTAGTAACGTTGGGTTGATGCAAGAAAGACAGTTTGAGGCAGAAAAAGATAAAACACAGTCGATGTTAAACCTTGTTAAGACTTTACAAGAAATAGATGACGTTGATATTGATCAGCTGACTAAGCTTATTTCTCTTTCTGGGTTGGTTAAGAGTCAAACAAGTAAAGACAATAAGACGGAGAAGATTGGAGCTGCCATATTATCTGGAGCTACAGATAAAACCGATGCTGGCTTAGAATCTAGAAAACCTACTTTATAGTCCTTGAAGGGATAACATGAGTAATACTAAAAAGATAAAAAGAGTTATAAGAAAGATATTAAAGATACTAATCAATTTCTTTTTGGGGCCAAATGAAAGAAAAGAAGATAAAAAACCAAAAGACAAAGAAGTTAACTAATATAGGGCAGCAGTATATAGATATTGCTGCCAAGCCCAACTTTGATACTGTAGATGTTAAAGAGTTAGGTGATACGTTACATAAAGACTATATGGCTAACTTGGAAGAGTCTGCAAAAAGAGGCGTTAAGGCGTTTGACGGTGATTTCTTTATTGAGATACGCACTAAACCGGAAAAGTTAATCTCTACTGTTTTAAGGAATTATTTTTATCCTAGGCTTACGTGTCCTACTCCTAGTTACGATCAAACAGTATATAAATACAATCACAAGTTAGACGAGTTAGAGTTTATATGGGTAGTGCCATCAAAAAAAATATGTAACGATCTTTATGCTAATCGTCATGATTTAAATCATATAAACGATCCTTTGTTGCCATATGTAATTGATTTTTCAGATGGTAGTATGTATATTCGCATGAAGAAGTTAAACAAGGAAATAAAGGGGTAATATGTCAGAAGAGATATTAGAAAATCAAAATAATTTAGAAGAAGTTGTTCAAGAGGATGTGCCTCAGCAAGAAGATGTTCAGGTACAAGAGCAGGTTGAAGAAACTGTTAAGGCTGAGCCTATAAAGTCGAATGAGAATGAGGAGAATCTTCGTGCTTTAAGGGAATCAAGGAGAAAGCTTAAGCAGGAGAAAGAAGCTCTTGAGTTGAAGTTAAAGCAGATTGAGGATGCTAAAAACAAGCCTGAAGAAGATTTTGACTATGAGGATGACACAACTAAAGAGTTGAAGCAGATTAAGCAATACATTGCTCAAAACGAGGGTAATAATCAGCGTTTAAAATTACAGACAAAGTATCAAGATTTTAACAGTGTTGTGAATGAAGAGTCTATCGCAGTCTTGCAGGAAAGATTTCCAGAAGTTGCACAAACGTTGGATCAGGGTAAAGATATTTATTCTACTGGTGTTTCTGCTTATAATATTATTAAAAAATTTGGATTACATTTAAATGATGATCAAATTACTCAAAAGGCTCATGTTCAGCAGAATATGTCTAAGCCTATACCGTCTTCTGCGATAAAGAGTAGTTCTCCGTTGTCCCATGCTTCTGATTATTCTGATCTGGAAAACAAAGAGGTTAGAAATGCTATATTGAAGCAATCGATGGAGTATTCTAAAAATATTTAAAAAACATTAAACAGTCTCCTTTCTTTAGTGTTTATCCTGCCCCAGCTTTAAGGCTGGGGTTTTATATTGCAATTATAGTTTTATGTTTGTTATAGTTTTAATGACTAAAGTTGTTGAAGGTGGTTTCGCAAGCCTAGTCGTTGCTGAAAATGGGTCTCGCAAACCTAGGACTGTAGCGCTTTTCGCGCGTTCAAGTATCGTCCGACTTGAGATTTAAATGTATTTATTTATGTTTTTTTACTCAAGGAATATCTATGGCAAGAGTAACTACAAGTATTTTACCTCCTCCAGTACAGATTTATTATGATCGCTTATTATTAGCGATGGCACAGCCAAATTTGATTCATACTAAGTTGGCTATGAAAAAGAATCTTGCTGCTCGTAGTGGTGATAAGATAAGAATGGAACGTTATGATGATTTATCAGTAGCAAAAGTTCCATTAGGTAACACAGGGGTAACACCTCCTAATTCATCAATGTCTTCTGTTTATATTGACGCAGAGCTTAGCTTTTATGGTCAATGGGTAGAGGTTAATGATCAGGTGGATTTAACGTCACAATCTCCAGTATTAAATGAAAGAGCTCGTCTTTTAGGTCGAAGCATGAGATTTACTGAAGATGAGTTAATTCGTGATTATTTATCGGCTACTGCATTTGTTATAAATTCTGTTGGCGGTGTTAATGGTGATGCTCCTACAGAAATGGCTTTAACCGATGTTCAAGACGTTGTTAAGTCTTTAATGTCAAATGATGCAAAAACAGTTGCAGATTCAATTGATGCTGCTAATAAATTTGGAACATCTCCGGTTCCTAATGCATATGTAGGTTTGGGTCACACAGACTTGCTTCCAACATTAGAGAATATGAATGGTTGGGTTTCAACAGAACAGTATTCAAGTCAAAAATTAATTGATAATGCTGAAGTCGGTAAGGTTAACAGGGTAAGATTCTTGTTGTCTTCTAAGGGCTCTGTCTCTGCTAATGCTTCTGGTCTTGGTGAAGACGTCTATAACACATTTATTTGTGGTATGGAAGCTTACACTACAGTTGGTCTTGAAAACGCTAATGCTAAATTTATCTATCATGATTATAAAATAGCTGGTGGGCCACTAGAGTTGAATTCAACAGCTGGTTGGAAGATGTCAATGGGTATCGCAATAACAAACGATGCTTGGATTGCTAACCTTAAATCTACATTAGCTTAATAAGGAGATAATTATGGCTTATAACATAACAACACAAGGCGGATCCTTTACAGCTGATGGAAATGATAAAACATTAAAGATCCGTTCAAATATTGATTGGATTAAAGTAGTAAACTATACCCAGGCTGCAGCTACAAATAATGGCTATGGTTTTGAGTATGTTTGGCAACGTGGAATGGGTACTACATCTGTAATGAAGTATCACCCTGCAGGAGATCACACCGTAGCAGTAGATGCAAGTGCAAGTTCAATTCAGGTTATTGATACATCAAGTTTTGCTCTTGGTGCTAATACAGCAGTTACAGCTGGTACAAACGTAACTCAACCAGTTTATTCTACAGGTTCTACAGCTGGGCTTTCTAACGGCGGAATTGTAAGAATTAATTCTACAAATCATGACAATGTTAACGGATTAGACTTTTCTGTTGATACAGTGGTAGCAAATACATCTTTTAGGTTAGCTAATACATTAGCTACAGCACCTGGAAGAGTAGCTGGCGCAGCTGGGTATTACAGAACCGTTGCTCCAAACATTGAAATTTACAAAATGTTTACACCTGGTAACAGAAACATTGCTAATATTACACAAGCAGCTAGCGCAGTTGTAACTACATTAGTTGACCATGGTTATGCAGTTGGTCAAAGAGTTAAGTTCCATATTCCTTCAAATGCAGGAATGATACAGCTTGACGGTTTAACAGGAAATATTACAGCGGTAACAGATTCTACATTTACAGTAGATGTTGATACCACTGGTTTCACAGCATTCGCATTCCCTACATACGACTTAGTTCCAACTTTAATACCTAACGTTGTTCCTTTAGGTGACAACCCTTCATATGCAAGTTATATGACTGCACCTGGTGCATTCTATAATCAAGGATATATCGGTGTTGTTCTTACTGGTGGTACAACATATCCTGGTGGAAACAACAATGACGTTGTTTACTGGGAAGCAGGTACTTACGAAGTTAACAATAACGAATAGTTAAGTTAAGGGGTCACAGTGACCCCTTTTTTATATTTAATGTCATTAGGTTGGCATTATGAGGCAGCCATAAACTATATATATAGGAGGCCATATGGCAACAAAGATTACTGAAAAGAATATTACTGTTAAATCTAAACCGACTTTAGCTCAGCAAAGAGAGCGAGACGGTAAGCCTGTAAGAGGGAGGTTTAACTTTTTGGAAGTTCCTGGAGGAACGTTACGTTTTGCTTTTAGGAAATACAAGGGTGAGAAGATAAAAAATTACTCACTTAAAGATGGTGAAATTTACACTATACCGAGATCTGTGGCAAAGCATTTAAATACTGCTGGAAGATATCCGGTCCATGAATACCAAACTGATGAAACTGGTAAACCAATTATAAGGATAGGTCGCTACAAGAGACGTTATAATTTTGAAAGTCTAGAGTTTCTTGACGATTTAGGCCCAAATGATTCAAATTTATATACAGTTGAAAAGGTCTAAATTTTATTTTTAAGGATTAATTATGCCTGACAATACGTTATCTACGCTGGAACAGATAAGAATAAAGATAAGAAGATTGACGAGAACTCCATCTTCTGCGCAGTTATCTGATGATGACATAGATAACTATGTTAATAACTTCGTTCTTTATGATTTTCCTGCCCATCTAATAGCCCCGTCATTAACCGAAGTGTTAACATTTTATACGGATCCATACATTGACACATATTCTACAAATACAGCTGATCCAAATAATCCGTTGTATAACTTTAAGAATGAGTATGTTGGTGTTAAAGGTCCTGCATATATATCTGGTTGTCAGGCATATCTATCTTTTTCACTAGAACAGTTTTATAACGCCTATCCAAGGGTTCAGTTTAGAGAGCTTATAGGCACTGGAGACGGAGTAACCACAAATTTTAGTGGAACGCTATCAGATTTTCCTGTCTTGAGGGAGAATGTTTTAATAAGTGCAATTGATAATAACGATAGCGGATTAGAGGGTCACGACGATGGCGAAGGTAATTTTGAAGGTGATGTTGTTGCTGGTGGAACTATAGATTATGTGACAGGAGATTATGACATTACTTTCACATTAGCAGTAAAAAGTGGTGAAGATGTTTATGCAAACACAATGCCTTATGTTCCAACTCTTCCGACAAATATTCTTTACTTTAAGGATGAATTCACTTTAAGACCTATACCAGATAGGCCATATAGGGTAGATGTGACTTGTTATAGGAGGCCTACCGAGTTTCTTAACGCTGATGATATGCCAGAGTTGTCTCAATGGTGGCAATATATAGCTTATGGTGCTGCAAAGAAGGTGTTTGAAGATAGGATGGATATAGATAGCATTCAAAAGATAATGCCTGAATTTAAGAATCAAGAGCTTTTAATTAATCGAAAAAGGATTAAAGAGAATTCCCAAAAGAGGGCTGCTACGATATACGCTTCTGCTATGCCTATATCTGCAGACACTGGTTTTAATGACAATATTTAGGAGATAGTAATGGCATATCAAGGTAATAAGCCTGGTGCAAATGATAGAATATCTACATCTCAATCAGATATACAAAATAATTTCACAGAAATACAAACGGTTTTAACGGTCAACCATGTCGACTTTGCTGATCCAAATGAGGGTAAGCATACACACGTATCTCTTCCTGAGCAAGCAGCTGATAAGGTAACAGCTGCAAGTGAGATGGCTTTATATACTAAAGATTCTGGCACAGCTCCTAATCTTTATTTAAGGCAAGAGAGTAATGGAACAGTGTTTAATATTACACCGTCTAACGCTGGCCATGCTGCATCTGGATATGAGACTTTACCTTCTGGTTTAAAGATGTGCTGGGGGACTTCAACAATAGCAAGTGGCTCATCAACAAGGACGGGAATAGCGTTTGCAAGTGCTTTTAGTACTGCTGTATACTCTGTTCAGCTTTGTTGTTATGACGCTCATGGAGCCGGAAGTAATGCGCAAGATTTTGTAGTTAATCCGTACTCTGTAGCGTTGGCAAGCTTTGCAGCTAAGAGGAATTCTGGATATACGGGACCGGTAGCATATTTTTATTACTTAGCTATAGGGGTTTAACATGGCACAAGACCGCTTTTTAATTGCTCCTTTTAAGTCTGGTCTTCAAACTGGAGCAGCGCCGTTTTTAATTCCTGAAGATGCTTTTGAAGAGTTAAGAAATGCCTATGTGTTTAGAGGAAGGGTTAGAAAAAGGTTTGGATCTAACTACACTGGTTCAGGTGCAGCTACTGCTTTAGAGGAGCCGTTATATTCAAGGTTAAGAATAGCTCTTACTGGTGGGGCTGGTGTTGGTGTTACCGATGGTACCGGGGCGGCTAATGGAACTGTTCCGGGTGCAATATTCAAGATAGGTCAAGCGTTTTCCGTAGATGATGAGATATTTACTATTTATCAAACTGGAACTCCTGCAGCTACGTTGTCTACTGGTGCTGGAACATTGACTTATAATACAACGACTGGTGCGTATGTTATTACAGGCGCAGCTGCAACAACGCAAGTATATTTTTATCCTGCTGAGCCTGTCATGGGTTTAGGGATGTATGAAAGTGGCACTATAAACGATCATGTAGCATATGCAATGGATACTCAGTTTATATATAAATTTTCTGGTGGAATATGGGCCTTAGATGGTCCACCTGCAACATATTTCAATGGAGATAATTCTGATTTCTTTTGGATAACTAATGCTGATGGAACCACTTCTGATGATACAAACATGTTTATATCTAACTTTCAGGCAGCAATTGGTGTTCCTGCCGCTGGTGATGATAATATCTGGACGTATGATGGAACTACGTGGTCTGCGTTTAATCCTAATTTTACAGTAGCTGGTGATAATGTACTGACAGCAAAGATAATTCTTCCTTTTAAGGACAGATTGATATTATTAAACACTATTGAGCAGGATGCAGCAGCAGCTGCAAACACTGCTTATCCAAATAGGTGTAGATTTTCTCACAATGGTTCCCCGTTATCTGCATCTGCTTTTTATGAACCAGACGAGGTTGGAGCAACCGGTGGTGGTTTTATAGAAGCACCAACTGAAGAAGAGATAGTATCTGCTGTATACATTAAAGACCGGTTAATGGTGTACTTTGAAAGAAGTACATGGGAACTTGCTTATACTAATAACCATATTCAACCTTTTCAGTGGCAAAGAATTAATAGTGAGTTGGGTTCTGAGTCTACATTTTCAGCTGTTCCATTTGATAAGGTGGCTTTGAGTATAGGTTCTCAAGGGATAACGGCTTGTGATGGTATCAACATAAAGAGAATAGATGAGTCTATTCCGGACGAAGTCTATAAAATTATCAATACATTTGACGGTATTAAAAGAATACACGGCGTTAGAGACTACTTTACTGAGATGGTTTATTGGACATTTCCTCCTGGAAAGGGTTCAGATGATAATACGTATCCAAGTAGGGTGTTGGTTTATAGTTATTCTAATAATACTTGGGCATATAATGATGATTGCATAACTACTTTTGGGTACTTTGAGCAGCAATCTGACAGAACATGGGCTACGACTCATGATTCATGGGTTAACGCTAATTATACATGGATATCTGGTCTTAATCAGGCTAACTTTAGGCAAATAATAGCTGGAAATCATCAGGGTTATGTATTTTCATTGAATCCGGCTGTTGGTTCTAATGCTGGTGTTATGCAGATAACAAATTTAACGTATACGGCTGCTACAAATTTAGTTACTGCGGTAATGGAAGATCACACATTATCTACTGGTGATTACATAAAATTATCTAATGTTCAGGGTGTAGTTCTTTCTGGTGATGGTATTTATAAGGTAACAAGGGTTGATGCTAATACAGTGACGTTTGTATCATCTGTGTTTACTGGTGCGTATACAGGTGGTGGTGTTGCGGCAAGGGTATCCAACTACAGTATAAAGTCTAAAATGTGGAATCCGTACCTTGGTACTGGTGATAATCTATATCTTTCTGAGATTAACTTTTTGGTATCTAGGACAGATGATGGAGAGGTTACAGTTAATTATAGAACCTCATCTACTGATTTAAACATGATAGATGAAAGTAATTCAGCAATTGGAACAGGAGCTCTTTTAGGAACAAGTATATTAGAGACTTCTCCTTATGCGACTATTAATCTAGAGCAGATACAAGATTACCTATGGCATCCAGTCTATTTTCAAGCTGAGGGCAACTTTGTTCAGATTTATATGTATTTGACCGACGATCAGATTATCGTTCCGGAAATAGCGGATTCATTGTTGGAGATACAAGCTATGGTATTAAAGACCGAAAGGGTTAGATCGTGGCAATAAGGAACCCTGGGCAGTTTATACCGACTACTACCTTATTAGATGTTCAGGAGATAAGGTCTGTAGATGTTACAAGTGATGAGTTTAAGGACCTGTTGGTTCGCTTATATCAGACTACTAATAGCATTGCATTGAATTTAAACGTTAAGGATTCTGGTATTTATAGTCTGGATGAGTATGTTACTGGTGCTGAGTATTTCCCTAACACTGGATATAGTTCTTCTACTGCTGTAAATCCATCTCCAAGGCAAGTTTTCAGAAAGGTGATAAACTTTGGAACTTTACCTAATGCAGGTACTACTAATGTAGCTCATGGGATAACGGTTAATGCGAATATAACTTTTACTAGGATTTATGGTTGTGCTACTAATACGGCAAAAACAAGTTTTTTACCGTTACCATATTCATCAACAACGTTAATCAATAATATAGAGCTTAGTGTTGATAATACTAATGTAAGTATTATTACTGGTATAGATAGAACGTCTTATACGACATGTTTTGTTGTATTGGAGTATATAAAACAATAGAAAGGCATGGTATGAGTTTAAGAAACATGTTATTTGGTAGGGGTGGCAGAACAGAGCAATTTGAAAAGTACACGCCTGAGCAGCAAAGTGCGTTGAGTCAGATTTTACAACAAGCTCTTACTGGCTTGCAGGGTAATCAGTTTGATTTTGGGCCTATAGAGGAGCAAGCAAGAACTGATTTTAGGGAACAAACAATACCTGGTATAGCTGAAAGGTTTACTGGTATGGGTGCTGGAGGACAAAGATCTTCAGCTTTTAGGAGTGCTTTGGGAAGGGCTGGATCTGGGTTAGAGCAGGGTTTAGCTGCTCAAAAGTCTGGATATAATCTTCAAAGACAGGGTCTATTACAGAATCTTTTAGGAACAGGTTTAAGCCCTAGGTTTGAATCTGCATATTTTAATCGTCAACCAGGCTTGCTTGAGAGTTCGTTACCAAATGTATTGCCAGGTTTAATGAGAATGTTTATTTAGGAGAAGATTATGCCTCAAGTTATAAATGAATTAGGATTGGGACAGTCTCTAGGACAATCTTTGGGGATGGGTTTACAGGCTTTATTGGGTGAAAAAGTAAAAAAGATGCAGCAACGTCAGCAGGCTGGTGGTTTATCACAGCTTTTAGGTATTACTCCTGATGAAGCATCTGGGCTAACAAATTTAGATCCAAGAATACAGCAGGAATTGGTTAAGCAAAAAATGCAAGCACCTTCTAGGGAGGCTTTTGCTGGGGCTTTATCTTCATTACTTGGAGGGGGACAACCCGTTAGTACTGGTGCCGAAGGTATTGGCGCACAGCAACTTTCTCAATTAAATCCGCAGCAAGCAATTCAGTTAGCACAATTAGGCTTACAGCAAAAGCAATTACAACAAAAGGAAGATATTGCAAAAAGATCTGATGAAAGAAAAAGCCAACAAAGAATGTTGGAGTCTGGTCATATTAAAAACATAGAAACAGTCACTAATTCAAGGGAAAAAATAAAATCTGCAGATGAGAGTATGCGTGCAAATAAAGACGTCTTAAGATATTTAGACACAGGCAATGTGGATACTGGCGTTGTTTATGCGGTCAAAAAAGGCGCAAACATTGATAAATTTGGAACATCTCCTCAAACTCAAGCTGTTGCTAAATTACTGGCTGCTGAACCAATTAGATCTTTGAGTTCTATTCCTGGACAGGCTGCAAGGTTAAGTAAAGTATTTGATACGATTAAAGATATGACTCCGCAATTATTTAATACAGAAGAAGGTTTAAGGCAAATAGCACAAATAAGAATAGCAGACTCTAAGGCAATGTCAGAGTTCGAGAAAGCTAAAATAAGAGCGTTAGAGTCTTATAGGAAAAAATCTAAGCAAGCTCCTTATGATTTAGACGAAAGAGTTGCAAAAAAGATAAAACCTAAGTTGGATAAGTATTACTCAACTGTTGAAAATCTTATAGCTAAATCTATAGGCACTAAAGATCCAGCTAATTTACCTTCTAATTTCAAAGTTGGACAGAAGGCTATTTGGAATGAAAATGGCTTAAAATACATAATAGTCATGGATAAAGGCAAAAAGGTTTGGAAGCCATTAAAGGAGAAATAATGATATTATTAGACGGTGATGGAAAAACATCTAAGCCTCAAGTTGATAAGAAGACTAACTATTTCAAATCTTCTGAAGAAACGACGCTTGGTAAAGCAGGAAGACTTGGATATAAGGCTGTGTCTGAAGGGTTATCGTCTCTTGCGGGGTTGCCAGCTTCTATGTGGAATTTATTGGCTCCTGTTGCAGAAAAAATTTCTGAGCTTTCGTCTGGTCCAACGCTTTTAGATAAGGTTCTTCCTGGAATGGATAGTCCTGGTTCAACAACTCTACCAAGAGCTCCAGAATTTCTAACTTCTGAAGGATTAAAGGAAAACGTGTTTAATCCGATAGGTGAGCAAATCTTTGGTCAGGGATCTATGCGGAAACAAGATGGAATATTGGAAGATATAATAACAAGAGGATCTCAGATAGCTCCATTAGCACTTTTGGGTGGAGCGTCTATTCCGGGCGCATTGTCTCAAGCAGGGTTATCAGCTACCGGAGGTGCGGTTGCTAAACAGCTTGGTGCTGGAGAAATGGGTCAATCGATCGCTGAGCTTGGAGCTGGTATTGTTAGTCCGTTGGCCTATAAAGCGGCTATTTCCAGATCTGTTCCTAAAGTGGCTAAACAGGCAGAAAGGTCTTTATGGTCTCAAGTTGAAAAGCAAGCAGCAAAAGAGACTAATGTTCCAATTATGCGCTTATATGATGAAGCAGAAGAAGTTTTATCTAAAGCTTCAAGAGTTCTTCCTGGAAAAGAAAAGAAAGTTGTTTTAGATACTTTGGCTAGTGTGTCTAAGTCTTGGGGTCCAAAAGAGGCTTCTGCTCAAAATTTAATAGATTCTACAAGAAAAATATTTAATACAATACCTCAAGTTAAATCAGCTCAAGGTAAAAAGATACTTAATGACTTTAGGGTAACTATAAATAAAGGATTAGATAATATAATAGAATCTTATCCCGAAGCTAGATCTATAACTAAAGCAATTAAGCAACATCCATATTTAACAAATATTGCTAAGAAATCTTCTCCTACGACTAATAGATTACTTGAAGGAGCAATGGCGTTTGGTAAGTTTGCAGCGATTCCAGCAGCTGTTAAGTTTGGCGGATCTTGGAGTCTTTTAGGTGCATTAGGAGCTACAGGGGCTTATGCTGTTAAAAATATGGCTCAAGACTATAAATTACTAAAAGCAAGCCCAACCTTAAGACGTATGTTTACGGGATTCATGAAAGACATATCTGCTGGAAGTATATCAACAGCAGCTACAAAGGCGAATAGTATAGCTAAGTATATTGATAAGGATAAGTACAAAGAGAATTTTAAGCCTACTATGCAATTAGTGGATTAATAATTTAATATAAACCACATTGCCGCAGCCCCGATTAACAAAGCAAAAATTATATTCATGGTAACCTTTCTTTTTCGGTTAGGGAGCAAGAGCTCCCTTTCTTATTTTTCTTCTTTTTGGTCAAATACTGATGCTAATTGAGCATCGATACCTTGAACGATGTTTTTTTCTCTAATTATTTTTAATTCTAAAACATCTAAGGCTTCAAGTATCTGTTTTTCGAGTTCTATTACTCGATTGATCAGTTGCTTTCTGTTTAGGTCTTTAACTCCAGGAGTTTCTGCTTTAATTCCAGAAAGTGATCCCAATAAGACTAATGACAATAGTATCTTTTTCATGTTCACCCCAATGTAAAGATTGTTAATAATAGTCCACCCATCTTTTCTCCGAAACCTTTTATAAACGACGTCGCAGTGGATTGCGCAGTCAATAGTGCAGCTAAACTGGCCAATGCCGCAGGATTACTCATTAACCCTTCAAGGATACCCCTAGCTATTAAACCGTTCATCTTAACAACTCCATCTGCGCCTAATCTGGACAACTCTTGTAGGATATCTGGATTAAAATAGAAAAACGGAGCTCCTACTATCGCTATAAATTTTAATGTTTTTACGGATACAATCTTGTCTGAGTTATTGTATGTAAACTTAATAGGCACAGTGGCTAATTTTAATGTCTTACAAGCTGCACTACATAGCCTATTAAGTTTACCTACCTTAATCTCACTAGTCTTACCATTTAGTGAGATCGAAATTAAACCCATTAGAATCATCTTTTTCATAAATCCCCCCAGGAAATATAGATCAGTTTTTATCTTTTAGGTATTTCTTATCTCTATCAATCAACTCTTTTATAAATCTTGTAACATACTTTCTTATTGAAGTGTTTCTCTCTGCTGCCAACTTCTTAATGTTTTTATGTATCTCTTCGTCTATATCTATCAACAATCGTTTTTTTTTATTCATCTTTCACCTCTATATAATTATATAAATATATAAACATATTGTCAAGTGCTTGTAATTATTGTTTTTGTAATGTTTTACTGGGTTGATAGGTTTAATTTTTATTTAAAGGATTTGTTATGGCAACAAAAAGAGTAAAGAAGAATGAGGTTTATGGTTTACAGCCGTTTACGGATGTTTTCCCTGTACCTGTTATTGCAAAAAGAGCTCCTACCACAAGAGATATGGCGGAACTTGGTACTTGTTGGGTAGATAAATCGGGTGAAGATGTTTACTTTTTGGTAAATGTTGCGGCTAATTCTGCTACATGGATAAATTCTGGTGGTGGAGGCGGTTCATTTAATACTTTGGATGTAACAACAACAGCTACTATTGGAACTACATTAACATTATCATCTTTAACCGCTGGAACAATGAGAACATCTGCAGCGGGTGTTGTTAGTACTTTAGCTGATGGTGCTGATGGTGAAGTTCTTATTGGAACAACTGGTGGTGCTCCTGCATGGGCAACATTAACTGCTGGCGGAGGTATAACTATAACTGAAGCTGCTGGGACAATAACAATAACCAACCCTGGTGCTACTGGTACAACATTTGGAACGGATGCTGGTGGTCCAGTTTCTCCAACAGGTGGTGGTTTAACAACCTTTGAAGGTTATGATGCAAATATTACTACTGATGGTGCAACAGCTAATACTGTAAAGATAAGGTTGGCGGATGCTATTACATCTGTTGGTAAGATTACATCGTCTGTTGATTTTGAGGTAGCCACTGGTACTACAGTTATAAATTCTGATACGAATGCTGCTCAGGCAATATATTTGCATGCTGATGGTGGTGTAAATGAAACTATTGAGATTACATCTACTCAAGGGACTGCTGTTGATGCAGTAGCTATTGAGTCTACAGCTGGTGGTATTTCTATGGTAACTGGAGATGTGTCTAATTCTTCCATGTCTTTTGATTCAGCTGGCGGAATACTTCTTGATGCTGATGCTGGAGATGCTGTATTAATATCTGCTGGTGCAGACGTTGTGGTTGGGTCTGCAACTGGAAGTACATTATTATCAACAAATGTTAATGATCACGATACTATTCTTGGATCTAGTTCTGCCACCCACGATTTAAAGATTTATTCTGGTACAGACGGCACAGCAATGAGTTCTACTGGAGCAACAACAATAGACGCTGCTGGCGTATTAGAGTTAAACTCTTCTGCTGGTATAATTTCGGTTGGTAATGATGCGGTAGCACAAAATATTAATGTAGGTACGGGTGCTGCAGCAAGAACGATATCTATAGGTAACTCTACAGGTGCAACAGCAGTTGATGTGGATTGCGGAACTGGTGGTATTACTTTAGGAACAAACGCAACTGCTCATACAACAACTGTTGGGTCAACAAATACAACATGTGATACAACAATCCAAACTGGTACAGGAGCAATGACCTTTACTGCTGGTGGAGTATTTGATGTAAATGCAACAGGTAATGTAACAATAGATTCCTCTGGAGGAACATTAGGTATTGGTGAAGGTGCAGATGCAAATAATATAAACATCGGTACCGGAGCAGCTGCAAGAACAGTTACAATAGGTAACGGTACAGGTGCTACATCTGTAGTATTAAATTCAGGAACAGGCAATCTTGATCTTGGTATTAATGCAACTGATCATACAACAAGATTAGGTTCAACAAGTGGAACATCTGCAACTACAATACAAGCTGGAACAGGTGCTATGACCTTTACGGCTGGTGGTGCATTTGACGCTAATGTAACCGGAAATGCAACTATTGATGCAGCAACCACAACTATTACATCTACTTCAGATGCTGCTCAGGCTATTTATTTACATGCAAATACTGGAACATCTGAAACTATTGATATTGTTAATACACAAGGAACAAATGCAGCAGCGGTAGCTATTACATCTACAGCTGGTGGTGTTACAGTTACTGCAGATACAGCAACAGGTATTGTTTTAGATGCTGATGGATCTACAAGTATAGTTGGTGATACAGGAACAGCAGCAGCTGCAGCAATAACACTTAATAAGCGTGTTGGTGTTGCTACATTAACAGGTCTAACAACTGCATCAGCAGCATCTCAAAGATATACAATTACCAACAGTGTATGCCAAGCAACATCTGGCTTATTGGTAACTGTTGCAAATAAATCTGCTGGTAACGATTGCAAAATACAGATGGACGCATGTACTCCTGGTGCTGGATCATTTACAGTTGATACAACAAACGTTGGAACACAAGCGCTAGATTCAGATGTAATTATTACATGGATTATTATTAATTAGTTTTATAACTATTTATTTATGCTAAATTTATAACGGTTAAAAACAATATTGTTAGGCGTCCAACTGTACCCATGGAGGACGCCTTTTTATATAAGGAGTGCTATGTCAGAAGAAGTAAAAAAAGAAGAAGTAAAGAGATTTTCTATTAATGTTGGTGATGAAACCAAGCCTGAGACATTGTTTACATTTTCAGGTCCTGAGGGTTCTAATCTTGGAGTAATTTATTCTGTATGTCATCGTATTATGATGCACACTTTAGATTTAATAAAAAAAGAGGCTTCTGCTTTAGCGCCTAAAACAGAAGAAGAGTTACCTGAAAAGGAAGAGTCTAAAGATATCAAAGCTTAAAATTATTAATTTATGTTATTGGTTTGCGTTATGCTATAAAATATCGATGATGTAGACTTGTATTAGATATAGAGCCTGCACGGCTCTATTTTTTTTAGGAGAAGTAATGGCAGTAGAAATCAAGGTTAAAATAGAGGCTTTACGCTCATTAGCGGCTGGGTCTATAGGCGCAGCTTATATGGGTGTTGGAACGGCTATCGATAATCCAGCAAGAATGATATTGATACAAAATTTCACAGATGAAGACTTAATGTTTTCTATTGATGGGGTTGATGATCATTTTCCGGTAAGAACGTCAACTTCTATGATTATTGATGTGTCATCAAATAAAACAATCGACTCAGGGTTCTTTTTTGAAAAAGGCACTAGATTGTATGTCAAAGAAATTAATACGCCAACAAGTGGTAGTGTGTATTTCACGGTCTTTTATGGTGATTCAGAAAATTAAGAGGTTAAGATGTCTCAGATACTTAGTGGAATAAATGCATCGGCCTATACATGCACTCTTACTGGTGATGTTGGTGGCGCGATCTCGCCCGTAGCTAATAATATAAATGTTCTTGGTGGAAACAATATAGGAACGGTTGGCACAGCAGGTACAATTACTATAAACCTTAACGGAACAACTGACCATGCGGTTCAATTGGGTAATGCTGGTGGAAGTCTTACATCTTTAGGGGTTGGTTTAACGGGAACCATTCTTCAAGGTAATACTGCGGCTGATCCAACGTGGAGCACTGCTACATATCCATCGACAGCTGCTCAGGGCGACATTATTATAGCTTCTGCTGCAAATACTTATACTAATCTTACCGCTGGTGCTGCAACATATGTTCTGACGTCTAATGGGGCTGGAGTTGCTCCTAGCTGGCAATCTGCAGTTGGCAATAATACTACTTATCATACAGATAGTACTGATGCTGTAGAGGCTGCTGATGCAATTACAATAGCTGGTGGGAATAATATAGTAACGTCAGGGGCTGGTTCTACGGTTACAATTGATCTTAATGGTATGACAGATCATGCGTTACATGTTGGTAATGCGGCTTCAAGTCTTACGTCATTAGGTGTTGCAACAGATGGGCAGTTGCCAATTGGATCAACTGGAAATGATCCAGTAATTGCAACATTAGGGTCTACTCTTGGAACGATACAGTATACTGCTGGCGCTGGTACTTTAGCTTTAGATTCAGAAACTACACAGGCCTTATCAGGGTTTTCTTCTTGGGATGGAGCTGGTCCTTATTTTGATGACACGGTTATTGGGGATTTTGAGGTTTCGCAAAGTGGTGTTGGGTATATAAAAGGAAAGAAGGTTACATGGGCTGCTCCTCAGACAGAGACTGGGATGACAGCTGGTAATACGTATTATATTTATATTGATGATACTGGAACAATAGGAAAGACTACTGTGTATAATAGTGCTCTTTTTAGTGATAATATTGTTCTTTTTGAGTGTATGAGAGACTCTACGGCAGGAACTAACATTCAAGTAACAGTAAAAGAAAATCACCCTTATCAGGTTCCATGGGAAACTTCTGTGTTCCTTCATGATGTTATTGGTTGTGTAATAGCAAATAACCGTCGTGGTGCAAATATTGTCCTTAACGGCACCCAAAAGATAGAAATTTCTGGAGATGATGAACTTGAAGATCATGGTCTTGTGACTGATATTCCTGATAGCAGTGGGGTTGCAGTAGTATTTAGGCAATATTTTACTCTTGGATCTGGGAAATGGGCACAAAACTCTTCAACAGACACATTTGTTGGTGAATATAATAATGCCGGTACGGTTACAGCGCTTGGTGCAAACAAGTATGGTGTTTATACGCTTTATGCATCCAAGGATAATTTAAATGCATCAACTCCGATTTATATAGCTATTCTTAATACGGCACAATATAACAATTTATCATCTGCTCAAACTGCTATTGCAGATGGATCAATAGCTACTGTGTCTGGTGAGTTAGCAGCATTAGAAGTCGCAAGGCTTGGATATATAGTATTTGCTGAAAGTTCAACATCTATTGTTGAAGTAATTATAGATAAAGAAACTTTAAGATCTTCATCGTCTACTTCTGGAACAAATGTAGCCTCTCTTGTTTTAACAGATATCGCTAATTTTGATGGAATTTTATCTGCATCTGATACTACGGTGCAAGCTGCCTTAGAAACAATAGATGATTGGGGAAAAGACACGGATGACCATGCTTTATTGGTAGCTAATGGAGTAGGGGCACCTTTAACTTCTCTTGCGGTAGGAGCAACAGGTGAAGGATTAATGGGTTCTACTGGCGCTGATCCAACATGGACAAGTAGCCCTTCTTTTGGTGGAACTGTAACAGCTCAAGATGATTTTAAGAGCACGGCTGGTAGTTTTTTCTTGCCAATGACAGATGCTGCAGGAGCAGGAAGATTATATATAGATAATAAAATAATATTTCAAACGTATGGTAATGCTACAGACTACAATATTTTTTTAGGTTATCAGGCTGGTAACGTTTCTCTTACAGGGGGAACAGCTAAGTTTAATGTTGGTGTTGGATATAGATCATTATTGGGTTTAACTACTGGTAATAGAAATCTTTCTTTTGGGCCATTGAATTTAACTAGTTTACAAACAGGTGCATATAACGTTTGTATTGGTTATGGAGGTGGGTCAACTTATACAACAAGTGAGTCTTCAAACGTCTTAATAGCTAATAATGGTACAATTCTTGATAATAATACAATAAGAATTGGAAGACAGGGTTCTGGTTCTAATCAGCATAACAAGTGTTTTGTGGCTGGTATATATAACACTGCACCTGCAGGTGGTTCAGACAATGTGGTGGTAATAGATTCTAATGGTCAATTAGGAGCACAAGCTACTCTTGATGTTGCAAACGGTGGAACAGGTGCCGCAACGTTAACAGATCATGGTGTTCTGTTAGGTTCTGGAACAGGTGCTGTGTCGGTTACAGCTGTTGGTACAGCTGATCAAGTATTAACATCTAACGGTGCTGGAAGTGATCCAACATGGCAAGATGCAGCAAGTCCGTTAATATCAATAAATGCTCAAACAGGGACTGCATACACCCTTGTACTTACTGATGTGAACAAAATGATTACGTGTTCTAATGCAGCCGCGATTACACTTACTGTACCTCCACATTCTAGTGTTGCTTTTGATGATGGAACACAAATAATTGTGGCCCAAAAAGGTGCAGGAACTGTGACATTTGCAGAAGGGTCTGGTGTAACTATTAATTCTGCTGATGGGTTATTAGATACTTATGCGCAATATAGCGTCGTAAGCCTAATTCAGACAGAGGAAGACGTTTGGTACTTGAGTGGTGACTTGGGTTAGGAGTAATTATGATAATTAAAGCGTCTGGTAAATATCCTAAAAGTGATGGAGCTAGTTCTGATTTAACGGCTGTTGATACTGATAACCAGGGTGGAGCAGGTTATGTGTCTTCTTGGCATAGAAGTGATGAATTTATAGCCATAGCAACTGGCGTAGCTTCTGAGCAGGTCATGGTTTATTCGTTTGATGGATCTACTTTAACACAGGTTGAAACTATTAACGCTGGCGCAACTTGCTATGGGTGTGATTGGCATCCTAAGCAGGAATTCTTGGCCGTTGCAGGCGCTGTTGGTTCTTCCCAGGTAATAATTTACTCTTGGAATGGCACTGACACGTTGGCTTCTGTTGAAACAGTAAATGTTGGAGTTACTTGTTACGATGTAAGATGGCATCCATCTGGTAATTTCTTGGCTGTTAGTGCTGCATCTGGCACTAAAGAGGTGATAATTTATTCCTGGAATGGTTCTGATACATTAACTGAGGTAGAAACAGTAAATCTTGGTAATTATGCCAGAGCTTCAGCATGGTCTAACGATGGTAATTATCTAGCAGTGACATCTGGTGATACAACTAAAGCGTTATTGGTTTATTCTTGGAATAATATAGATACTCTGACAGAAGAAGATTCAATAAATCTTGGGAGTACGGGATATAATTGCTCATGGTCTAAGGACGACGGATTTATATTTTATGGAACTTCTGATGATACTAGGACTGTAATAGCGTATTCATTTGATGGATCTAGTTTAACTGAAGAAGATTATATTACATATGGAGCTACCTATACTTCTGCAGTTGCTACAAGTAGATATGGTTCATATGTTTTTAGTGGAAAACAAAGCACTTCTAATGCTAGTGAAAAATGGATCTATACTTATAAGTGGGATAGTGTTGCAAAAACATTAACTGAAGATAGCTCGATAACATACAATAGCTATGGTGTAATTTTTCCCGCGGCAAGTAATAAAAATAAATATTTATCTTGCGGTGGTAATTATGTTTCTGCAACTTATCCAGGCACATTAAGGGTAGATTCTACTGGGTTAAGACCATATAGGGCACCTCACTATCTATCTAAGATTTATGAACCAATAACATGGACACAAAGAACGTCTTCTTTTAGCACATCAAATATTTTCGGTGTCGTAAATGATGGGTCTACATATTGGGTAGCAGTTGGAGCTTCTGGTAAATTAGCAACTGCAACCGATCCAACTGGAACATGGACGCAAAGAACATCTTCTTTTAGCTCAACTGATATATATTTTACTACTTATGGATCTGATGGTTACTATGTGGCAATGGGTGCGTCAAGTAAATTTGCAACAGCGACGGATCCGACTAGTACGTGGACACAAAGAACCCCTGGTTTTAGTAGCTATATAACAGGAGCTTATTATGATGGGACTTATTGGGTTGCCATTGGAGATGCTGGGGAGTTATATACAGCAACTGATCCGACGGGAACATGGACGTCAAGAACAAGCACTTTTGGTTCTGATCCAATACAATATGTACTTTATGCTAATAGTTTATGGGTTATAGTTGGAAATAATGGAAAAATGGCAACGGCAACTGATCCAACTGGAACGTGGACATCAAGAACATCTTCTTTTGGGACAGATAGAATAACATGTCTTGGTTATGATGGAACATATTGGGTTGCAGCAGGTGCAAGTGGAAAAATAGCATATTCAACAGATCCAACAAGTTCATTTACACAAATCACTACTCCGCAAACAGGAGAAATATGGGGAGTTAGTTATTATGATGGATCGTGGGTATCGGTTGGAGATAGTGGAGAGGTTTATTCTACAAGAGATCCAAGAAGTGGTTGGACATCAAGAGCTGGAGGGTTTAGTACGTCATCAGCACAAGATGTTTATGGAGATAATGGATATTGGGTAGCAGTATCAGTTGGTGGAAAATTAGCAACTGCCGAGAACGGTGTTTAATTTGATACGAGTTAACAACTCAAGGAGTTAGTAATGTCGAAATATTCGGTAAATCCGTTAAGTTATGTTGGTGTAAGGGCGGGTACGCCTCCCAACTTTATGAGTTATAATCGTGCGCCTACTGCAAATGATTACAAAGATTATTATATTAGTGATATATGGCATCAAAAAGCCACAGAGAATATGTGGGTATTGACCAAAAAAGATGCAGGTGTAGCAACGTGGACTGCGTTTGCTGGTACTGGTAATTTTGATGATATCGTTGTTGATCCTGGAGACATTACCGTTGTACAGGGTGATGTTTATATTAATAATGGTGGATTGCAGCTTGGAGCTATAAATTATCCTTCTACTTTAAGGACTTTAGCGGATGGAACAGTGTATGGATTGGCTGATGATGCAGCTCCTGGAGTTGGAGAGGGGTCTATATATCACACAAATAGCTCCGGAGTCGCGCAGTGGGGAGATCTTACATCTACTGGAGGAACAGTTACAATTACAACAAGCGTTGATGGAATTAACCTTGAAGCAGGAGGAGGAGTAGGTGCAGCTACATTTACCACCGACGATTTAAATGTGGTTGTTCCAACAGCAGGAGGAAATCTATTTGTAGCTGGTGGAGATAATATAAATACTACGGGAGCTATAGCAAACACCTATACAGTAAATCTTGATACTTCTATACATCAGCCCGCAACAAATGCGTCTGGAACGGAGGGTTTATATACTCTTGATGGTGATGACTTCATGCATGCTTATGGAACAGAAAATACTTTTTTAGGTGAAGATGCTGGAAACAGAACATTGGTTTCTTCTCAAGATAACGTTGGAATAGGTACTGAAACTTTATGGAATTTGACTACAGGAAATGACAATACTGGTGTTGGACATAATGCTGGAACAGAGATAACAACTGGTGATAGTAATGTGGCAATTGGTGAAAGTTCTTTACTAAGTTTAGAAACTGGAGATGAAAACTGCGCTGTAGGAGACTTATCTCTTTCTGCTATTGTTTCAGGAAGCAATAACACAGCTCTTGGATCTCAGGCTGGAGTTGCTCACACAGCTGCTGATAGTTCTAATATAGATATAGGCAACGCAGGGGTACTTGGTGAAAGCAATACAATACGCATAGGAACTCAGGGATCTGGCGCTGGACAACAAGATGCGGCATATATTGCAGGTGTTTATGGTGTGGCTGTAAGTACAACACAATATGTAAGGATAGACGCAAACGGAAAACTTGGAACAGATGCTGGGGGAGGTGGTGGAACTGGTAATATTCCCGTAGGCGGGATGGTAGATTTTAGTGGCGTAACTCCCGCTAACTTCTTAGAATGCGATGGAAGCGCAATAGATCAAGTAACATATGCAACACTTTATGGTGCTATTGGTCATAAATATGTAAGATATGATTTTTCTGCTCCTGTTACTCCTGGTTATTATGGTGGTAAACCAGTTACTTTTACTAAATCTTTTAGTGGTGTATGGCTTGTTGGTACTTCTGGTGGAATGATGTATTCAACCAATGATGGAGTTAGTTGGGCAACTTCTTCACTTCCGTATGGTCTAGGTACAAATAGCATAACTTCATATGGTGGTTTAGCGGCTGTTTCGGCAACTGGTTCAGGTGTAGGGTCTTACGTGTATACGTCTCCTGACGGCATTAATTGGACATTAAGATTAACAGTATCAGGTTCTGCTGCTATGGACATGATGCTTGGTAATGATGGTGCTGGTAATTGGACGCTTGCCTGTTCAAATACGGCATCATACTATTCTCTTGATGGAATAACTTGGGTTCCTGGTGGTGGACTTCCGTCTGACTATAAAACTGTATACACTTCGCTATATAATCAAGAAATACCTTATGGTAACGGATTATATTCAATAGGAAGAGTAAAGAGTTCAGACGGTATAACATGGACAGCATCTGGATTAACATCTTATATAACTCGATTTCATGATGGTTATTTCTATAATATGTATTATGGAAAAAGCACTGACTATTCTGCATGGACAAGTATTACGCCATTTGCGTATCCATATGCATTTAATTCATCACAACCCGGAACATTAAAAAGTACAGCTTTTAAGTGGTTAGATGATACTTATGCTCCTTTTTGGATAAGCGCTAGTACTACAAATTTATTTTATAAAAGCTTTGATGGTTTTAGTTATGAAGTTTGGCAACCAGTAGAATCCCCATACTCTTCAGGTTGGACTGATTCAAATATAACTGATGGAAGTTCTTTTCACGTAGGCCACAATGGGTTAGATAAGGTTTTATTCGCATATAGGTCAAGTTCATCTTCAAGGGTTAATACTGTAGCAGGAACAGCTAAAGACGGAACCGATTTAACAACAGACTTTTTTGTTCCATATAAACCAAATAGCATAATTAGATATCAATAAAGGAAAATTATGAAAATATTATTAGACGGTAAAGAAATATACGAAATAAGTGAAGTACAGTTAAACATTTTTAAGTCAGAAATAGACTCTAAAGATC